ACCCTTCCACTTGATACCGCGAACGTGGGCGATCCACGCATTGCGGGAAGCAAGCACATCCATACTCGACAGGATGTCACGGCCAGACTCGAACGGCACTTTGCTGGGCACGTCATTCAACGCGATAGCACCTGCGCCAAACAGGTAGATCGTGGCAATGCCCGTCGCCGCATCATACGGAACCGAATCGTCCATGATGATTGCGCGACCGTTGTAGCGCGAGAGGGAAGCGGGATTATCAGCCGCACGTGCGATGTACGACGTGCCCCCGACCTCATTCAGGCGGGCTTCGGCCATGGAGTGCATAGCGACCGCGACGAGCAGTTCCTTAGCGTCACCCAGCTTCTGTGCGCCCATGTTCAGCGTGTTCTTGTTCAGAACAGCGTCATCGCCCATCTCGCCGGAGATGTCAAGAACCAGGTCAGCACCATCATTCGCCACGTTGTCAGCGAATACGCCCTTCAGGACGCTGAACACAGCAGCCTGACGGCGGCGGGACCAATAGTCCGCAATCCGGTCAGCGATTGCCGCGACTGGATCGTCGCAAGCGAAATCTGCCGCGAGGTCGCTTACCGACCATGCCTTGCCGCGACGCAGGCAAACAGCAACGTCCTGTCCAGCAGCGATCTTGGCAGGGGTCAAAGCTACGGTTTCGCTCAAAACCTCGTCAACGCCTGTAATATCATTCCAGAAAGGAAGATTGACCGTGGTCCCGCCCACGCCACCGTTAGCCGCGATAAGTGCAGCGAGAGCCGGATCTGACGAAACGACGCCACTGCGGATAAGCGCGGACTTTTCCGCCAATTTCTGACGGAAATATTTTGCGAAGGCTGTATTCGTTACAACGTCCGCGATTTTCATAGCTGCTGCCATGTGTGTTCTCCTTGTTTTGTTTTAACCAACATTGTTAATCGATTGTGACCCCTGCTTCAGTGGCCAAGCGTTTGGCCTCTGTCGGGTTTGCCGTTGAAAGCTCAATCTGCTTGGTCAGGTTGAAAGAATCCTTCTTGAAGGGATTCGGCCCTGCTGACGGTGCGGGATTGGGATTGCCCTTTACAGCCGTTGTGTTTCCGGCCTGCGCCTTGATAATCACGGCGTTCTCTGTCTTGAAAGCTTCGATTGCTGCATCAAGCGCGGTGGCGTTGGACACGTCGACCTCTCCAATTGCGCGGTCAAGAAGAGCCTCAAACGTTTTTTCGCTGAAACCGTCAAGAGGGGACACGCCCTTTTCAGAAGCCTTCGCCTTGATGGCATCCATGCGCGAGCGTGACTTTTCCTTTGCCTCAACGTCAGCATTCTTCTTCAGAAGATCGTCCACCTTCTTTTGCAAGGCTTGCACGGTCGCGTCTGCGCCCTTTGCCTTGCCCGCCTCGGCCTCAAGCTCCTTGGCCTTGTCCTCTGCTGCTTTAACCTTCTTTTCAAGCTCCGTGCGTGTTTCGTTGACGGCCTTGTCCTCGTCATACGCTGTCAGGAACTGCTTTTCAGCATCCGTTAACGCCTCGCCCTTGATGACCTTGCTTAAAATGTCTTTGATCTTCATACTTTAACATCCTCTTTGGGTTTCGTATTCGTATCAATAGCCGAATCATTAACATCGGAAGGCGCGTCGGCCTTCATATCGGCAATCTCTTGCATGGCCTCATTCACAAGGTCGCTGTCAAACTTGCAGGTCTCCTCGAGCATGTGCACACCAGCAACAAGCACCATCTTGCGCATGGACGGCGTAAGGTCAGGCTGATTGCCTACCTGCATGATTGCAGCCGTCATCTGGGTCATGTCGACAATAGAGAAGTCCTGGGGCCATACTGGCGAGTACTCTTTGAAATCGCGGTCAATCGTCTTGGACATGCCAACAAGCCGCACCTCTGCCTCTTGCATCAGCAAGGCGCGGTTGGACAGAGTTGAAGCCGTGTCAAGGTGGTCGAACTGCTTGCTTTCGGCTGTCTGCATCTGGCGGGATTCCTTGTTGAACAAGGCAAGTCCGGCAGTGTCGAACAACAGGGAGCGTTTGCGCGTAAGCTCCTCGGGGATGCTCTTGGTAAGGTCGCTGCCGGGATAGATGTAGCGGCATACGCCCTTTTCCTCTGCGGATTCGATGAACGGGAACTCAAGACCGCGCACAAGTTCGCGTATCACGCCATAGTCAACCTTCCCGTTGGTCGTGCCGCTCATGTTGACGATCTTCATTTCAAGGGCTTCAACCATGGAAGGCGGGATAACGAGCTGCGGATAGCTGCCCTTGCTCAAGTTCTCATTGTTCAGGCTGTCCAGATTCAGGCACTGGGCTTGCATGTTTTCAATGTCATCAAACCACCAGCCGTCATCGGATATCTTTCCAACCAGAATGAAAGGGATCTCCGTATAACCCGTAACCTCAACGCCGTTGCGAAGTTCGCCCTTGTAAGAAGAGTTTTCCGCGAATTCCCAGCAATAGACCTTTCCTTCCATGCGACGAAAGAGGGTGCGTATCCGGTAGGACTCTGCGGCGATTGTCGGGTTTTCGTTGTCATAGATGTAGGACTCTAAGACAATCCAGTCAAGCTTACCGTCCGATCCGAAACGCCAGTCCGGCACAGAAAGGGCGTTCCATAGCCGCCATACGATGCCCTTGCTTTTCAGCTTCTCTGCAAGCGTGGTCGACTGCCCGATGTAATCAATCTGAACCCAGCACCATTGGCAAGTCGTGATTTGGTCGCAGATGTCCATCCAGAAAGAGGTAATGCTCGTACCTGTGCCAGTGCAATCCTGTTCAAAGGTCTCGCTTATGCCCTCGCGCTTGGCCTTTTTCTTGAACAGGTACTGCGAAATCTTGTTCGATACGCGTCCGGCATCATTCACACAGCATGCCCGCTCTTTGCGCCCGACCGTGCCAATGACGGTTATTTCCGTGGAAGTCTTGCCCGTCCAGGACAGGTCTGTTTCGTTCGGCTGCCTCCACAGGCGCGAGTCAACGTATTTACGTCCACCCCTGAAGGCGATGGCGTTCAATGCGATCTGCGATTTGCGTGAAGAGTAAACGGCGTGGCTTCTTGACAAGATCAAATCTTTCATGTCAATAGCCAAAACATAAACACGCGACGTGAAAAAATGGCAGTCTGTTTTTTAAGGTTGCCTTGTATTTCAACAACTTGCGACAAAACGACTGGCAACGGTTGCCAGTGACAAGGGGAATCACATCAGCAATCCGGAACCCGCGTTTGACTCCAAGGCGTAACGTGACGCATCGATGGTGTGATTGTTCAAGTCAGGATATTCAGCCCTGAACGTGCCGTCCTTTGCCTTGGCAAACTCATAAAGGCTGAACTCGCGCCATGCGTTAGGTGTTCGCTCTGGATCAATCACGATTGAATGCATGGACTGAAGGTTCTTAATTCCATGCTCGACAGAGCCCTTGCCCTTTACTGCCCCCCTCACATTCAATCCTTCGCGCCGGAGGTCTGCTATGCTCTTGGGCTCCGCGCTGTCAGCGATGATGACAGGAGCACCACGGCCCTTTGCCTTGATCCGTGTTGCAGCCGCGTCGTTAAGGAGCCCCATGCCATAGACCTCGTCGTAAATGTAGACCGTCCGGCGCGTCTTGTCATAGTTCATCCTTATCCAGCAGAACGGATCGGTAGCATAGCCCCAGTCAAGCCCCTCGCGCTGGTTGCAGAATGCCTTAAATTCTTGATCCTGCATCTTCCTCGAGGTCAGGTTCGTAAAGATCGTGCCGCCTGTGCCCGTCACCTCGCCCATGTATTCGTGGCGATAGGCAATCTCGTCAGTCTTCTTGAGAAGTTCGGCTTCAATGTGGAACTGCTCGCCAAGCCATTGCCGTGGAACGTCAAGATAGGTGGAATTGTGGGTAAGCCTGTTGTCTACGGGCTGCCGGAACTCTGAATTGACCCAATTGCTTGCCGTGTTCGGCGGGTTGAAGTTCATGAAGTTCCAGAACTTCTCACCCCCGCGCATGGTTGTCTGCAAAACCGTGCGGATTTCGTTCATCCCGTCGAATTGGTCAAGCTCCTCAAACCATGTCACGCCAACATAACCGAAGGGCATCTTCAAAGACTTGGCTTTGTGGGCATCGTCAAGGCCTCTGAAAAAGATCTTCTGACCTGTCGGGATGTAGGTCAGTTGAAGAGGGGAGGCCTTCTCTTTCCAGTACGCTTCCATCCCGAGGCGCGATATTGCCCACTTCATCTGGTTGAACACGCTTTCGCGCACGGAATTGCCAACCTTCCGGAAGCAGACAGCATGCATTCCTGAATTCCGGCACATCAGCATGATTATTTCGACAGACACGAAAGAGGACTTGGTAGAACCGCGACCGCCAGCGAGCATGAAATGCTGATGGGCGTTTCTTTTAACAGCCTGGTGGACCGAAAAGAAAGACGGTGCAATTACGTTGCTAAGGTTGATGGCTGGCATATCGGTATGTCATCGATGATGGACGGCGGTTCAACATTCGGCGGGACACCTAGGTCAACCCTCGGGCTGTACCCGCGTGAACGGCCCTTGTTGTTCAGGTAGAAGCGAATCATATCTTTGTCGCCCTCTTGGATGTACTTTGCAATCCAGTGCTCGCACTTGTCCAAGTTATCCTCGACGCAGTCCAAGGCGATCTTACGAAGCTTTGGATTGCGAATCATGCGCAGGTGGATCGTGTTGCGGTGGATTCCAAGCGTTTCAGCAGCATGGAGCACTACGCCGCCTGACAGTTCAAGCGCAATGGCAATCTGCCTGTCAGTGACCTTCAGTTGCTTACGTCTCATATCATTTCCCTCAAAAATCCAAGATGCTCTTGGCCGTCTACGATCCGTTTCAGCATCTGGGACACAGCCGGAACCGATACGCGCTTACGGTTCGCGTAATCCGTCAGCGTCTCGCCGCGCAATACTGCCATGACGAGGCAAAGCTGATGCTCGTCAAGCTCTGTGAACATGTAAATCAGCATTTCAGCAGTCGAGGAGCAGCACTCCGGTAGGTATCTGCGTATGTCGAACTTCGTCTTTGAAACAGACGCTGTCCTGACAGCCCTTGCCGCCTCTTTCATGACACCCGACTCCGCGTCAAGCGACACATGGACGCGCCCCTTGTTGTACTGCTTCTTGCATGTGTCATGGCATGTCAGACATGCTGTGCTGTTCATCCCGTTGAATTCGCAAGCGTGGCAAAGCATCTTCATACCTCCATGGCAATAGCCGTTGTTATAATGTTGACCTGATATGTACCATCCTTCTGGCGGGCTGCCCAGACAAATCCGAACATCTTGAAAAATGCCGCGCACTCGCGGAAAGCGGTCATCGCCCGACCTTGTGAATGCAGACGGTAGGAGCCCTTGACCTCATGGAGGGTCACACGGCCTGAACTGTCGACGGTCATATAGTCAGGCGTGTACCTTGACCCTCCTGGTAGACGCAGGGTCACGGCCTCATAAATACCATGCCCGTTCAAGTGGCGGCGGTTGTAGTCAGCCTCGGTCTTGTTTGGAACGCGCACAGCCGAGCGTACTGGCCTCGCCTTGCCCTCGGAGGGTAATGGTGCGCATAATGAGCCGTCCTTGCCAGCAACCTGCGTTCCTGCGCGATTTATGCCAAGCTTCCGTTCAACCTGTTCACGCGCCCAGCCGCTCAAATCATCCAGCATTATTTTCCTGCCCATCTGTTTCCCTCCCTCGCGCCACGTACGTGTGCGTACGCACATGCGTGTAGTCTCTCTTGTTAATCTAACTATATGAGTAATACTCTTACTCTTACTCTTGTTAACGCTTTTGTCACAAAATTTTGTGACACATGTCACAAAAAAATGTGACAGAAACGTTACTGCCTGTTTTTTCGGCTTTTTACCTGCCGTTCACTTGATAAAAGACGCTTCTTTGCAGAATTCCCGTTATGCTTCTCCCAGTCCTCGACCGTGCACCCGCAACCGTCGAAGGTAATCCAGCCTACCGTCTGCATGGCATGTCCGCATCCCTGCACCCCTGCTATCCGGTCAATCTCGTGTTCATCCAAGAACGGGATACGCCCGTCCTCGGTATGCCCGTCGAAATAGCAGTACAGCCGGAACCATGCGTCAAACGCCCTCTCGCGTGAGCATCCGCATATCCGGCTGATGGCTACCATCTTGGGGCTGTCGTTCAATCCCTTGCGTACTTTGATCCAATGTTCAGTTCCCATAATCACCCGACCCTTTTTAATGCCACATCTGCATAGTTGTTGAAATTCTTCAAGGACAAGCCGTCTGCCAGCCACGCCCGTAAATCCTTCTTCGGCGGTACCACGATGCGGTAATACCTGCCTAAGTCCTTGCCGAGTGACACGGCACCGTCAAGCCCTGGACGCACCTGTTTGCCAGCACATTCCTTCCAGCCGTCGTTATCGCTTATAATCGTCACCAACCGTGCCCCCAGACGCTTGCAAAGGGCTTTCAGCAGGTCAGTACCTGTCTTGCAAGCGGACCGCCCAACGGCGCACAGGCCCAGCGTGTAGGCAGCAGCCGTATCGGTCGGACCCTCACAGACAACCAGTTCCTTTTCAGGCCCGAGTGTCAAGGACGGGTCAAAGAACAGGCCGTCCATGGAACCGGATACCGCCCACTTTTGCGCCATGAAGTTACGGAGGCGAATCCCGATCACCTTGCCGTCAGCGTCACGCATGGGGAACCCGACCGCCTTGTTAAAGCCGTCATAGCCTGGTTGAAGCCTGTCAAGCGCGTCCATATCCACGTCAAGTGACAAGGCTGTACCGTCATTCCAGACATGATCCCAGTCCGCACGGATCGCGGCATGATACTTTGCAGCATCAAACAGGCGTTTCAGGCGGGTAGGGGGTGGAGGCTGGAAAGGTGCGCGTTCAGTGCTTGCCTTCACGACGTGAGCCCAGCCGCCGTTCTTGGAAGGCGTGGAAGAGGGGAGGCGCATGCAGACCGCCATGCAGCCGTCTTCAGATATTCCGCACCAATCAGGCTTACCGCAGACTGGGCAGGGGTTAGAGCGTGTCACGCGCTTCATACGTGCTCCTCCATTTCCGCTGTTTCCAGCTCTGGCAGTTTCTTGCCGATGAAGTCAAAGAAAAGGATAGGGCAGCAGTTGCGCCATGTAAGGCAATGCGACTTGGGTATGCCTTCGTATCCTTCGCCTCGATCTGTTTCAGCGTCAGCCTCCCAGTCCTCGACCTGCACCTGAACGCAAGTTCCCCATACGCGCCAGCATACGCAGCCCTCGCACACGTCACGCGGGATGTGCTGGCCTTCCGAAGCCCTGAAAACGTCAAAGCCTTGAAGCATGTCAAGCTCGCCGCTTGCAGGTTGCCAGTTCTTAAAGCCGCCAAAGTTGTATTTCATTACAGTGCAAGCTCCCCTTTTGCAAGCTTATCGACAAGGCTGTCAAACGACTGCCCTGAATCAATATTCTTCCGGTAGAGCTTTGCAAACTGGACTGGGTTCAACTTGCGCAAAGCCTCGTAACGGTTGTGCGCAATCTCAAGCTCCTTGATGCGCTCGTTTGCCCAGATTATAGCTTTGTCTTCATCGTAAACGTCAGCCGTATTAAGAGCATCATTGGAATCTCGGACAAGCTCAACCCATCTTTCTTGTGGAGTAATCATTCGACACCTGCTTTCTTTTCTTCCAAGTCGCTTTCCGTAATCACATATCCGCAGTAGGTACACTCATGGACTTTCGTGTCAAACGGCTGGGTGTGCTCGACAGTCGCGGTCTGCTCCGTGAGGCAGTTGGGGCAGATGATTGTTTCTTCGTGTGAAAAGGCCATATTGTTCACCACACTTTCTTTAGCATTTTCCAAATGATAAAAACCGTAACGATAACCAAAAGAATTACGTAGGAGAAAAACACCTGCTGCTCTTGAGGTGTCGCTTCTTTAGCGTTGGTTCTCCTTGGTAGAAAAATAATCAATGCCGTTGTTGAACTGATCACTTGGCACCTCCTTTCTTTGTCCCGGACTCCATCATCTTCCCGATTCGCTCAAGCGCAGAGTCCATTTCCGAAATGTTGAAATGGGTCTTTATTTCGTCACGGCATACCGCGTCATCTTCATGGATATAAAGCAGAA